GAATGGCGCGATCATCCAGTTCAAGGCCCGCTCGTCGGGCGGTACGCGTGGTTTCTCGTGTGACTGCCTGATGTTGGACGAGGCGCAGATCCTGTCCCGTCGGGCGTGGGCGTCGATCAACTCCACGATGTCGGCCCGCAAGAATCCGCAAGTCTGGCTGCTGGGCACGCCGCCGCAACCCGAGGATGACTCGGACGTGTTCGGCTCGGTTCGGCGTTCGGCGCTGGATGGGAAGTCCACGACCGCCGCCTACCTCGAATGGTCGGCGAGCCCTGAGGATGACCCGGAGGACGAGGCGACTCGGGCGAAGGCGAATCCAGCATGGTTCATCCGGATCAACCATGAGGTGGTGCAGGGCGAGTACGAGACGTACACGCCTGACCAGTTCGCCATCGAACGGCTGGGTATCTGGCCGGACGACATGCGCGGCGCTGGCGTCATCTCCGCCGCTGATTGGTCTGCTCGCCTCGACCCGGCGTCCGCGATTGTGGGCGATCCGGTTCTGGTGCTGGACGTGTCACCGATGGCGACACACTCGTGCATCGTCGCCGGCGGTATGAACGCCGACGGCCGCCCGCACGTCGAGATCACGTCTGACGGCACCACGCTGGATTACCGCCCGGGCACCGAGTGGGCCGTAGCGCTGCTGGGTGCCGCTGTGGAGCGTCGCGGGTCGGTCACGGTGTGGATTGTTCAGGGTTCCGCTGCTGAGGCTCTGGTGCCCCGCCTGGAGGCTGTGGGCGTGTCTGTGGAGTTCTTGAAGCGCGCCGATTACGCCGCGGCGTGTGTCCAGTTCGCGTCGGATCTTCCGGCGCATCTCGGGCAGAAACCGCTCACTGACGCGGTTCTGGCGGGCGTCAAGAAGGGCACCGACGAGGGGCTGTGGACGTGGGGCCGGGTGAAGTCGTCCACCGACATCACGCCGCTGGTTGGCGCTACCGCTGCGCTGAGGGCCCAACCCCGCCCTGGTGAAGGTGCCGCATTCAACATCTGGTGAAAGGGGCATCCGTTGTCTCCTGGCCGCATTGAGGCTTTCGGGCTGGTCCTTGTCGTGATCGCCGCGTCCCTGTTGACGTGGGCGGCTGCGCTCGTCTCCGTTGGGGCGGCGCTGGTCGTGAGTGGTTCCCTGTGCGCCGTCGCCGGCGTCTCGCTGGTCGTGGTGGCCGCGAAAACTGACACGAAGGGCGGTGGTGGGTCGTGACGATCTTCTCGCCGCTGTTCGCGTCGATCGAGTCCCCGCAAGTCTCGATTTCTTCCGCTGAGGTCGGGCTCCTGTTCGGTGGCGAAACGGTGTCGGCTGGCGTTCAGGTGACCGAGGAGAGGGCGCTCGGGCTGCCTGCTGTGTTCCGGGCCGTGAACGTTGTCGCCGGGACCATCGCATCCCTTCCGATTCACGCATTCCGCGACTCGACCACGGGCGCGCGTACGCCAGTGGCGTCGTCTCACCCTGCCGCGAAGCTGCTCGCCACTCCCCACCCTGACATGACCCAGTTTGAACTCTGGGAGACGGTCCTCACCCATATGATCCTGTGGGGTAACGCCTACCTGTGGCTGCGGCGTGACGCGCTGGGCAGGGTCGTGGAGTTGTGGCCGATTCACCCGTCACGCATGAGGGCGGGCCGCACGTCGGATCTCAAGAAGGTCTACAAGCTCGACGGCGGCGACGTGGAGCTGGACGACACGCGCATCCTGCACCTGCCCGCGTTTGGCTATGACGGCGTGTGTGGGGTTTCCCCGGTGCGTCTCGCCAGGGAAGGGCTCGGGTTGGCGATCGCCGCCGAGCAGTACGGCGCGAAGCTGTTCGGGTCTGGGTCGCTCGCAACAGGAATCCTGCAAACCGATCAGCGACTCACCCCAGATCAGGCCGACGCGCTGCAGGTCCGCTGGCGCGCGAAGCGCTCCGGGTTGAACTCGGCTCACGAAACGATCGTGCTGGACGCGGGCGCGAAGTGGACGCAGCTGTCCATCCCGCCCGGTGACGCCCAGTTCCTTGAGTCGCGTTCGTTCCAGGTGTCGGAGATCGCCCGCATGTTCGGCGTTCCCCCTCACATGCTGATGGACACCGAGAAGGTGACCTCGTGGGGGACGGGCATTGAACAGCAGTCGATCGGGTTCGTGGTGTACACGCTGCGGACGTGGATCATCCGGATTGAGCAACGGCTGTCGCGCATCCTGTCGCCGCAGCCGGTGTACGCCCATATCACTGTAGAGGGGCTGCTGCGAGGCGATTCCGCCCAGCGCGCGGCGTTCTACAAGCAGATGTTCGACATGGGCGCGTACAACACAGACGAGATTCGCGCGCTCGAAGAAATGGGACCAGTCCCGGGCGGGGACGTTCGTTACCGCCCGCTGAACATGGGTGTCTTGGGCACCACTGACGATGGAGCTGCTGATGCCTGATTTCCGCTGGCGTGGCGAAATGCCCACCCCTGGCGTGCGCGCCTCAATCCTGAACGCCGTGCAGGCCACTGATGCTGTTGACGGCGTGGCGACGTTGCGGATCTATGACCCGATCGACTCGTGGGGTGGCGAGTGGGGCGTGTCCGCGAAGGAGTTCGCTGCGGCGCTCGACGGGCTCCCCGATGGCGTGACGGAGATCCGCCTGCACCTGAACTCGCCCGGTGGCGAAGTCTGGGAGGCGCTCGCGATCACGAACCTGTTGCGCGAGCATCCGGCGCGCGTGGTGGCCGTGGTCGACGGGCTGGCCGCGTCTGCTGCCAGCTTCATCGCCTGCTCGGCTGACGATGTGGTGATGGGCCGCAATTCGCAGCTCATGATCCACGACGGACGCGGGCTGTGCATGGGCACCGCTGGCGACATGCGCGGATTGGCTGACTTGCTGGACAAGATCAGCGACAACATCGCGTCGATCTACACCGCGAAAGCGGGTAGCACGGTGCGTCATTGGCGTGACATGATGCTGGCCGAAACATGGTTCGACGCCGCCGAAGCCGTGGCTGCTGGCTTGGCTGATCGGGTGGCCGGCGACGACCTGCCCGACGAGGCGCCGACCGCCGCGTTCGACCTGTCCGGTTTCAAGTTCCAAGGCCGCGAGGCTGCACCTGCACCCGTGGTGGCCGTGGCTGACGTTGAGCCCGAGCCCACCGATGGCCCCGATGTGGACGCGGCGCGGCTGCGTCTGAACCTGCGCAAGAAGCCCCGCCGGGGCTGATTCGCAACACCCCCGATTTCCCCCGCCGAGATTCGCTCGCTGGGGCGTTTGCCCGTGTCACGGGTAGAAAGGAGCACGCCGCATATGGACGTGCAGAAGCTCCGCGATCAGCGGGCGAACCTCTGGGAGCAGGCCAAGGCCCATCTCGACGGCGGCCTGACCTCCGGCGAGGACCTGGCGAAGTACCAGGCGATGGAGTCCGACCTGGACGCCTTCGACGCCAAGATCGAAGCCGCTGAGCGTGCCGACTCCCGCGAGTCGCGTTACGGCCAGCTCGAGGCCCCGATCTTCGGTGGCACTCCCGCCGGCAAGGGCGACGCCGACCACCTCGGTTCGGTGTTCAACTCGTTCCTCCGTCGGGGCATGAATGCCCTGAACTCCGACGACCGCGCACTCATGGAGTCGCGGTTCGATACCTCGATCCAGAACGCCGCTGGCGTGGGCTCGGGTGCGGCTGGCGGGTACACCGTGCCGGCGTTGTTCCGCGACAAGATCGTGGAGACGCAAAAGGCGCGCGGCCCCATGTTCCAGGAAGCCGAAGTCATCGTCACCGACACGGGCGCGACGCTCCCGTGGCCGACCAACGACGACACCGCGAACGTGGGTGCACTGCTCGCCGAGAACGCTCAGGCGACCGAGCAGGACTTCACGTTCGGCACGAACTCGGTTGAGGCGTACATGTACACCTCGAAGATCGTTCGTGCGTCGCTGCAGTTCATGCAGGACCACCCTGCCCCGGACGCGTGGCTGGCCCGCAAGCTGGGTGAGCGCCTCGGGCGCATCCACAACCAGCACTTCACCACGGGCGCCGGCACGACCCAGCCTGACGGCATCGTGACCTCTGCGACTGTCGGCGTGACCGGTACGGGCTCGTTCGCCACGACCAAGCTCACGGGCGACAACCTGATCGACCTCACTGAGGCGATCGATCCGGCGTACGCGTCGGGTGATCTGAAGTTCATGATGCACCAGACGGCACGCGCTGCCGCCCGGAAGCTGAAGGACTCGCAGGGCCAGTACCTGTGGCAGCCGTCCCTGCAGGCTGGGATTCCCAACACGTTGGCCGGTTACCCGGTGGTCATCAACAACGACATGGCGACCCTCGCCACGTCCTCGAAGTCGGTCCTGTTCGGCAACATCAAGGACGCCTACCTGATCCGGATGGTGAAGGATGTGACGTTGCTCCGCTTGGTGGAGCGTTACGCCGACTACCTGCAGGTTGGGTTCCTGGCGTTCTCGCGCGTCGACGGCACTCTGCAGGACGCGAACGCTGTTCGCGTGTTCCAGACGACCGCCGCCGCCTGATGCCTGCCGTTCAGGATCATGACCGGGTGGTGATGCTCTCGTTGAGAGCTGACGGCACCCCTGATCAGGTCGACCCGGAGTTGATCGGGCAACCGGTCGTCGCCGAGAAGAAGCCCGCGCCGAAGAAGCGCGGCTGACGCATTCCCGTACGCAGCACCCGATCCCCCCGGTTGAGGGGGACCGGGTGCTGCTGCGTTTGAGGGGAGACCACATGACCGCCTGGCTGACCGTGGAGGATCTGCGCGGCTACGTGAACAACACGAAGGCGACGGGGGCTGAGGATGCCTCGTTGCTGCTGTCGCTCGAGGTGGGCGTCGGCAAGGTTGAGGAACTGTGCGGGCCGGTGGTCGAAACCACGGTCTACGAGCGCGTGACCGGTTCCGGCCCTGAGTTGGTGCTCTCCTTCCGCGCCGAGTCCCTGACCTCCGTTGCGACGGTGGCCGGTTCGGTGCTCACATTGGCCGATTACCGGGTGGACGGTTCGCAGCTTCTCCGCCGCGAGGACGACGGCCGGATCACTGGCCCGCTGAACGTGGCCTATGTGGCGGGTTGGGCTACGGCCCCGTGGTGGGCGAAGTCTGCCGCGTTGGACATCGCCGCTCAGGATTGGCGTTCGCGTCTGTCGCTGCCCGGTCAGGCCCCGGTCCCGGCTGGGTTCTTGGTGTCGAACAAGGCCGCTGAGAAGATGAAGGATCACCTGCTGGCCCCGTTGGGGTTCGCGTGAGCACGTCTGTTCTGCCCGCGTTCATCGACGCGCTGCTGGCTGCCTCAACCGCTGCCCTGCCGGATGTGACGGTGGCCGACTGTTGGCCCGTGTCGCTGAACTCGGGCAACTGGTTGCTGATCGGCGTCGATG